TTTTTATAAAAAAATTATTGATTTAAGTAATTTAAATGATATAACATTTGATGAGATAGTAATAAATGAAACTAGAAATAATTATATTAAAAACATAGACAATTTACATGATTTAGTAAATGAATTTAGTATTTTTGAAGAAGATCTAGTTAATAATAATGAAATATGTGTAGCACAAAATAATATAAAAAGTAAAATAGAAGGAGATAATATATGTAAAATATCTGATATAAGATTTTTAGAAGCACCAAATATAGTAACTAGAAAAAATTGTTCTACAATAGAATTTGAATATAATAAAAATGTAAAACTAGAATATTTAAAAATTTTAAATAATAATTTTATTAATTATAAACTATATGTTTTTAATACTTTTAAAAAAACAAAAAAGTATAAACTAATAAATAATTTACAAATAAATAAACATAATGTCAATGAATTTACAAATGTTTATTTAAATATTGATGATAATACTATAGGATATAAATATAAGTTAGAATTATACAGTGATATATATATATTAAAACCTTTAAAAATATCTAATTCAACGACTCTTAATTGGGAAGATAATTTAAGTAATATTAATAAAAATGGCACTGATATGATGTGGTTTTTTCAGATTATAAAAAATATAGAAGATGAAGAAGATAATATAAAGTTTTTAAGTTATATTTATGATTATGATAATTATAAAAAAACAAATAAAACAAATGAAATATTATTTAAAGATAATGAAAGTATAGGAAAAGTAGAAGAATATATAATTAGTTATTTAGATGATAATAGATTTACAATAAAAATAAAATATAATAGAGATGAATACTATATATATTTTGTTGATACAACAAATATAAAAAATATAAAATTAAAACCATTACCATTATTTGAAGGTGAAAATGAAAACAATTATGCATTTACTAGAATAGATTATCTTAAAATGAATTTAGATACATATACAGAAACATCTGAATGTAAATTAAATGTAATTAATGAAAATGATGAAAATGGTTCTGGTCCAATAACATTAAAATCTGAAATAGGTAATTTAATAGAGTTATATGGAATAGAAAATCCTTATCCAAAACTATATATTTATAATAATAATTTATCTAAATCAACCAAACCATGTTCATACATTCATAGTGATGAGAATACATTAATAAAAAATATGGAAGCAGAAATTACATATATATCAAATAAACAAGACTTATTAGAAAGTAATATAATAGTAAATAAAAGTAATCCTTTAAATTATTGGGGTATGGAAAAGACTGATTCTATAAATGTAATTATGTTTAGCACTAACTTATTAAAATTTCCNGCAATAATTTCATCATGTTTATTTAAATCTGATAATGATAATAAAACACTAAAAGGAAATCCTGTTGTGGTATATTATACAGATGATATNGAAAGAGATAAAAATAGTATATATGAGTATTATGGTCCAAGTTCTAGACCATTAGATGCTTTGAATCCATCTGAATATATTATAAAATTAAAATATAATGAAACAGAAGAATGTTATAATTTAGAATTTACTAAATCTGTAAATATTAAGAAACCAATAGATATAAAAAAATGTAATAATATAGGAGATAATATTACATCGGAGTATGAATTAAATGATTTTAGTAAAAATAAGAAAATTAAATTAGGACAATTTGATAATTTAAAAAATACTAAAATATATTTAGAAAAAGTAAATGGAATATATGATTATGAATTTTATATATATACAATAATAGATGATGTAAGACATTATTTAGATGATAGTTATATATCTGGTAATTATACTACTATTAAAGAATCAAGTAAAAATCCGGATTATAGTAAATTTACAAGTTGGCATATAGTTCCGGATGTATTAGTTCGTGAAGAATATAAAAAAATAAAAAACTCAAAAAATACTAAAAATAAAATAAATTCAATACAAACAATAGATAGTAAAAATAATATATATAGTTTTGATCGTAGTAATGTAATTTTTGATAAAGGACAATATGTTAATTTATATTTATATAATGCAACTCAAAGTTTAAATAATGTAGATATATTTTATAAAAATTCTATAAAAGTAGGTCATAATGTAATTAGTGAAATAGTAAATATTGGCCCTAGCCTTGGCCCTGGACCTAAAACAATTGATTTAAGTTATAAACCAATTAAAATAGACATTTTACAAGAAACACATAGTAATGGTTCAAATATATATGGAGATACTTTTATATATGAAATAAATAATAAATCCGTAAAAATAATAAGAACAATTGAGACAAAACCAACAGAAGTGGGATGGGGTCAACAATTGAGAATGAGAGTATATAGAAAAAATATTGATACAGGTGATGCTCATGGTGATATAAATACTTTTGATTATATTAGAGTATTACATACCGAATATAATGGTGATAATTCTTCTGGAAAATATGCTCATTTTTATAAAAGAGATATTAAAAAAATTCTTGATAAATTATCTAATGAAAATAAATTATCTAATGAAAATAAATTATCTAATGAAAATAAATTAGATATAGTTGCTTACCTTAAATCACAAGATAAATATATAAAACTAACAGTTTTTAAAAACTCTAATTTACCAGATAGTTATATAACCGACAGTAGTGGTAATGAAACAGAAGAAGGTAAACAACATACATTAATGCAATATCATTGTCATGGCTCGACAATCGAATCAAACCGTCCTGTAAAATTTACTAAAAATGATATAATGTTTTTTTCCACAAAAATAAATAAATTAACACAAGAATTAAAAAGATTAAAACCACATATACAATTTTTTATAGATAATCTAAATGATGAAATTAAAATAATAAATGTTTCAAGAGAGATTGAATTCAACAATATGTATAAGAATTATAATGATTATTTACCTAAAAAAAATGATATATTAGTATATAAATATTTAGATAGTTCATTAGAAGATTTAAAAACATATATAGAATTAAGTAGATCCGATATATTAAAATACTCGACACAATTTACAAATAAATCATTTGATACAATAAGAGGTAATGTATTTGGTGTTAATGGAGCAGTATGGGAAGGTAATAATTTAATATATAATTATTGTTCAAATAATGTATCATTTTATAATAATAAGAAATATGCTTATAATTATAAAAATTCAGATGAACAATATTATATGGTAGATAAAATTAAGGAAGAAAATTATACAAATAAAAAAAGAATAAACACCAGAGAATTAGAAGAACAAGAACGCAGAGCAAAGAAACTAATTGAGAAACTAACATCTGGTGTAAATATTGTAGGATTTCAAAATAATAAAAATTTAAATATAGATAAACCGAAAAATATTTTTGACATATTTTCAGGTGATAATAAGCATTTTGTATTAGAATGGAAAAATAAAAGTAATTCAAATGATTTTAAGAGTGGATTATTAATTAATATAAAAACAAATGATTATAATAAACTTAATATAAATATAACAACTGATATATTTGAAGAACATGATATAATTAAAAAAATAGATGAAATAGCAAATAAATTTGAATTTGAACTAGACACTGATATAAATCTAATAGAACCTCATGCTAAATTTACACCAGATAAACAATTATTTAATCAAAAACTAATTAGTGAAGAAGGTTGGAATGGAGTTGAAGAGATAACCGAAAATTTTGACTCTAACTATTCTGAAAAAGTAACAAAATGTAAATGGATATATGATTTAGACCCAAATTACACTACATATAATTATAATTTGGTTCATGAAGATACATATATGACTAATCATTTAGAAAATAAATTTGATAAATATTCTAATGATTTGAATAATTTATTAGAGTTATATATTAAAAAAATTATACCAATTTATAGTAATTTAGATATACACAAATATAATTGGAAAATAGAATTTGATGGTGTATATGAGCCTGATATAACTGAATTTCATTTAAAAAGTGTAAGTTTAAATAAATATTTAATTAATATAAAACCAGATAATAATAATATTTATAATATTTTAGGATGGTCTGAGAGAATTATAAAAGGTAGTGGATGGAAATTTAAAGAAAATAATATTGTAGGTAGGATTAATTTTAATACAACACTTTTAGAGAACTATAAATCAGATGTGAAAAATATTATAAAAGATAAATTTAAAGAAATCTATATAAATAAAACATTAAAATTAATTAATAAAAAAACTACTACTACTGAAGGCGAAATATCGAACGCAAAACAAAATTTTGATGAACATAAGATAGAACAACGAATAAATAAAATTAAAAATATTGGACCAGATGGTGAAGGTTGTCATATATTTAGTCCAAATGTTGGTGAAAATGGTAAATTCTTAAAATATAAAAATAATAATTTTAGTTATACAAATGATATAAATGATAGCAATGGAAGCACATTATTTTATATTTCAAAAGCGGCTGCTTCAAAATCATTTGATATTAAAAATGATGATGAAATATTAATAAAAAATATATATAAAAATAATTTATCTTATATAGATACTAAAAAAAACTATATTGATTTAAAATGGACACGGTCTGAAAAAAAATGGACTATAAAAATGGATTTAGAATTACAGTTAAATAGTAATAGAAATAACATACTACAAGAAATCCCAGATCAAAAAGAAATTAATAAAGTTCATACTCTAATAAAAAGTAATAGTATTAGTATAAAAGTAGGAGATTATAATTTTAAAGCTACAGTTCCTAATATATATAAAGCAATTAAAGAATTTAAAAGAGTTAAAAAAGTTAAAAACCTAAAAAATAATGATCTATCTGGTAATATGTGGATATCAAAAGGGTATATTGATGGTGATTCTACTAATTTTGTATTTAAATTTTATAAGGATAATCCAGGAGATACAACAATTAGTAATTGTTGGTTAATTACAAATAATGATTTAGTAACTACTAAAAAAGAAATGTTAAGTTTTGAAACTATTAATAAAAAAGATGGTATTTATTTACCACCACAATGGAAAGCACGAAGAAGATTTTATTTAAATAAGTTAGAAAGTAGATTGAAAGATAAATCACAAACTAGTGATTGTATGGGTGTTCCAATTAGTGTGTATTTAAGTAATGGCGATTATTTAAGTTCTAATAGATTAGATAATTTTGTTTGGAATAATGGAAAGGAACGGGCATATAGTAGTAGTTTTTATATAATATCAAAAGATGATGATAGTAATTTTATAAAAAATTATAATAATAATAATATAAATCAAGAACAAGAAATATTTAATTTCTTATATAATATTGATTCAAGTGAACCATTTATAATTTATAGTGATATTAAAAACATCAGTTATAATCCAGAAATATTATTTATAAATGATACCAAAACAATTAATACATACAAACATGGAGATGGAAATCTTGGAAATATACAAAACAGTTTTAAAAATAGTATACAAAGTGACGCTAATTTACAAAAGCAATTATGGAAAGTTACAAATCGTAATACACAAATATTACAAGTTAATGAAATTCCACCTACTACTAAATATATAACTTTTAATTTAGATATAATTAGTTATAATGATAATTTATCATTTTCTAGTAATTTAAATCAAGCAATAGAAAAATCTTATACTACAGAAAGTAGAGATGATGAAAATCAACCTGTTATAAAAGTATATTATATAATAGAACATCCAGTATATACAGATTATTATATATTTCAAAATATATCTAATAACAGATTTTTATCTATTTATAATAAGGAATGTAAAGTAGAACAAAATACAGATACATGGTATTTAGGTGGTTCAAATCAACAATGTGTAGGAAATGTTGGTGATAATGTAGGTATATTTTGGAATAATCAAATTAATGAACCTGATATATATGAAAATAAAGTTATTCCAGAAGGACTTGAACAAATATTAGATATGGAAAAAAATAAAAATACTTTTGTATTTAAAATAACGTCAAATGAAATACTAGATTTTAATAGAATGTGGCATGGAGATCTAGGTAATGCAATTAATGAAAATAATATAAGAAAACAGGAACAAGAAATAAAAAATCAAGAACTTATACGCTCTGCGAATACATGGAGATCTAAATTAAAAATTCAACAAAATAATATAGTTTATTTGATATCTAATTTTAAAAACTATAGAAATACTGATTATGATGAACCTAAACAATATATATTAAAATATGAAGGACTATTTACCGGTCATAATATTATGAATTTAGATTTTATTGATTATAAAAACAAATATTTATTTAAAATTAAAAATTTAATAACAGATCCAACATATAAAATTAGAAATATACAAGATAATAAATATATATTATTTAAAGCAAATATAAAAACTCTGTTTGACACTAATGTTTTTGAAGATGTTAAAATATATTATATTTTAAATGGTAAATATAAAAATCATTATGCTATTCAGAATAAAAATCAAGAAAATAAATTTTTAAGAATAGAAGAATCCGGTAATCAAGATGCTACAATTAATTTTGTAGGAGCTAATAGTATAAGAGATGTTTTAAATAATAATTCTCAACACCCAATACAAAATCCATATATGTTTAAAATTCATATAGATGGTATAGAAAGTGAAATATATGTTAAAAATAAAGAAAAACTTTATGTAAAATCTAAAAGTATTTCTAGCACTAGAAATATTTTTATAAATGATAATTATGCATTGAGTTTGTTATCAAGTAATAGTTTTAAAAATAATCTCTTTAATAATGGAGTTTTACAATATATAAGGGTTCGATATACTGAACAACATGATAATAATAGTCAAGGCCGTGACATGTGGTTTGATTATAGAGAAACTCCTATATTTGAAAAACATAATGTTGTAACTGCATGGGTCCATAGTGTTCGCAGAGATGGTAATTATATAATGTATTTATGGAAACATGGAAAAGATGTTCCATATGGTAGGGGGACAACAAGTCAATTATATACTGAAGAATCTAGTAATCATTTAAGAAATAAACCTAATAATCAGACAGATTATTTAGGTTATGGACGTGAAAGTGCTAACAGGTCCACTATTTTTAAAAAAGATGATATATTATTATTTTGGCCAGGCTGGGTGCGAGGGGTGAGTCTCAAAGTTAACCACCAGCACCACCTTAAAGATTCATGGTTAAAATTAATTTCTAAAGCAACAAAAAGAAAATTAGCACTTGATATAACTAATAATGATGACTTTTACAAAGATAAATAATTTAAATTATATATTTTTTTTAAATTTAAAGTATTTAAATTGATTTATATATAGATATAAACTTAAATAAATAAATAATAAATAATGTATATTTATCTAAATGCTTCAGAAATTGCTGGTTTGATTAATAAGAATAAATATAATCCACAAGAAGATGTAATTTATGATATATTATGTCGTTTAAAAAAAGAATCTAATAAAAGTGATATAAATAAATTAGAATCTATTAATAAAAACGAGCTATTAGAGTTACTGAAAACATTTGAGAAATCAAAATTAATAAATTTAGAAGATAGTAAAGATTTAAAAAAAAAAATAGATCAATCAGGTGAAAAAGATATTGCTAGTATATCACAAAATGTTATAAATAATGTAAGTAAAAATTCAATTAATTCAAAAAAAACAGAAGATTCGCGAAAAATACAAGATAATATAGAATCAAATATTAAAAAAGTTATGAAAAATAAAGATATAAAAGATATAAAAAAATATGTAGAGGGTCATATAAATAAAAATCGTGGTATTAAAAATGAGAAAGAAATAATTAATAAATATGAGAAAAAAAATAATACTAATATAACAAACAATAATTCTAAGTTATATAAAATGAAATTATTTTCATTAAATGAACATAATATATATGTATGTGGAAAAATTGATGGTATAGAAAATGATGAATTAATAGAAATTAAAAATAGGAGAAATCGTTTATTTGAATTTATACCAATATATGAACAAATACAAATTGAAATATATTTTAGATTAACTAATCTAAAAACAGGTAAACTAATTCAAAATTATAATGATACAACAAGTGAGTTTGTAATACAAAATAATGATACACTTTGGGATAATATTTTAAATGAATTAAAAATAGCTTGTAAAATTATTATTGAACAATTATAATTATTTAATAATTAAAATTTTTATATGTATATATATATATATATAAGATGAGTATTCGTGCAGAACCCGGCGGAAAACGTTTTTTTGATTTTAGATTTCTTAATCCATTCGAAAAAGATATATCAAATGATGGAACAACACTTGGTATGAGATATGGAGCTGCTCAATATATATTACTAATATCTTATGTTATGGCTGTATTAGCATTAGTTATAATTGGTAGAAGTCCAATAGCAGCAGTTGGATATACATTTTTATGGCTTAGTGTATATTATAATGTATCATGTTTATTAATACCAGAAGGAAGTGAAAAATGTTTTGTAAATGCTTGGGTTAATATGATATTACCATGGATATCATTTACTATTTTTACAATATCCGCTATATTTACAGCAAGTTGGATTTATAATAGTATTAAGAGTTCGGTTAAAAAAGGTGGTAAAAAAAAAAAACAAGAACAAGAAGAACAAGAAGAACAAGATATACCAAACAATTTAGATGCGTTAATTACTAGTTTTGTAGGTGGAGCAGAAAAAAATTTAGATGATATAATTAAGGCATTTAGTATGTAATTTATATAAAAATAATTTGTATTTTTTTTTAATTAATTATAAAATTATATTATATATTTATATGACACAGGCAAATTACGTTACATTTTCTAATAATGTTGATACAAGATTTTTAAATCCATTTGAAAAAGGTCAAAGTAAGGGTGCGTCATTTTTTGGTCTCAGATATGGTAATGCTCAATTTATTTTTATAGTCTGTGCTATAATAAGTTTATTTTTAATACAATTATTATCATATGACTTCAATAAAGTATTAATAATGATTTTACTAATATTATATTATATATATTTATATTATAATTTATCTTGTTTTTTAGTTCCTGATAATCATGAAAGATGTTTTACATTAGCTTGGACTTGTATAATAACAGTTATTTTCATAACTATTATAGTAATATTTCATAATTCTATATTTAAAAAAAAAGAAAATAAAAAAAATATAGGTGGTCATAAACAAACTAATTTACTTACTAATCTAAATGATAATTTTAATATATTAATTAATCAAATTAAGGGTGGAGATAATTGTGACAAGAAAAAACGATATACTGGTGGAGAAGATAAAAATATTACTTTAGAAGAATATTTAAAGAGACCCGCAGAAATGACTTAGTTATAATTTGAAATAAAATATAATATATAATATAAAATGGAACTAATAGATAAAATAAAATCTATAATAATAAATATTCCTTATATTTATTATGTAGTTTTTTTAGTTGTTATAATTACAATAAACTTATTTATTAATTATAATAGAATATTAGTAGATAATATTTATAAAGAGAAAAAAAAATTAGATGAAGAAGAAATTATATTATTTAATGAAGAAAAAGTTCGTTCTAAATATAATATCTTAGATAAGGTATTAGGAGAACCACCTATAAAAGAATTATATAATAATATATATGCTGAATCTGTAACTTGGCGTATGAATTATACTGATAAAAACTTTATATATGGAAAATATAATGGATTTGATTTAATTAAATTAACTGGTTATATTGCTAAAAAAAATCACCCGATACCTGGACCAGTATTTATAATTGCTGGTAAATACTTAAAAGTTTCTGAACATTTATATGGACCATTAAAATATGCTTCACCTACAATTAATATTGAACAGTTATATATTCCTCAAGAACATAGTTTAGAGTATGAAAAAACAGGTAAGAAAAATATATCATTAGTTACAGGTAGTTGTGCTAGTATAACTATTTGTGCTATTACAATTAAATTTGTGGAAGATATGATAAATAAATTTAAAGATAATATGGATACAACATTAGATATTCATATTAGATTTAGAAAAGAATATAATGTGCGTATATTATCATATTTATGTGGTAAAGGTATTACACCTGAAATATCTTGGTATGATGCTTTAAATTTTAAAGAGGAGAATATATATGATAGTAAATCAGATGTATGTGGCTTATTAAATAAAAATGAATCAATAGGTTTAATTTATGAAGATGATAATTTAGATAAAGTAATAGAATCTGTAAAAAATAATATAAGTGATGATAAGGTCACAAAAAAAGAATTAAAAAATTTGATTGATAATTAAATTATTAATCAATATTTAGACTATTAATCAATATTTAGAGTATTAATTAATACATATTTTAATTCTATTTATATTTATAGAAGTTCCTAATAATCCTGTTTTAATACCGAAATCATTTATAAATTGTCTAATATAATAACCAGTTGAAACATATGTTTCAAATGTTGTTATATAAACATTACTAGTATTATATAAATTAAAATTATTCCAATTATCAATGGCTTGATTTTTACAAAAAGTATTGTTTGTATTATCTATTTTATGTAATACTTCTACAATATTTTTTTTTAAATTATCAAAATTTTTTTTTTCAGTTTTAATTTGTTTAATATAATTTACATTAACTAATTTATGTGGAATATTAATTTCATCTAATCTATTTAAATTTGTCCATTCCCATAGACTATGTCTTTCACCTAATTTATTATATACCGGTTTAGCTGAATATTTATGAAATTTTTGATTATATTCTCCAATAAAATTTTTTAATTCAGATTCAATATAATCATAGTCTAGGTCATTTTTTGTAATTTGTTTAGTATGTGTAATTAGTCCTAATGTATCATCACTTGTAGTTTTAAAACCCCATAATATAGTAAATTGATATATTTTATTATTATTTAAATAATTATTCATATTTTTACATTTTTCATCATATAATAATAATAGTTCGCCTTCAGCCATAGGATCTAATTTACCACAAATACACACTTTATTTTTTTTTAGTTTTTTTTTATATTCATTAGCTATTTGTGTTCCTAATATACCAGGTGGTTTATAAACAATTTCCATAACTAAATAACAATAATTTATATTAATAATTTGAATCAATTTATATTAATTTTATTTATAATTTTTATTTATAATTTTTATTTATATTAATTTTATTTATAAATATTGTTTATTTGATTGTTTACTCTAATAAAAGTACATCGTTTAGATAATTCTTTTAAATATTTAGCACCTACATAAGTCAAAGTAGATCTAATTCCACCTAATAAATCTTGAAGTGTATTTTCTATGGGTCCCTTATACGGAATCTTTACGGTTTTACCTTCAGATGATCTATAATGTGCTACCCCCCCAGCATATTTTTTCATAGCAGTATCACTACTCATACCATAAAATGTTTTATATTGTTTTCCATTTTCTTCAATCAAATCTCCACCAGATTCTTGATGACCACTAAAATATCCACCACTCATTACAAAATCGGCACCAGCTCCAAATGCTTTACTAAAATCACCTGGAATAGTGCAACCTCCATCTGAAATAATTAATCCACCAAGACCATGAGCCGCATCAGCGCATTCTAATACAGCAGATAATTGTGGATAACCCACACCNGTTTGTTTTCTTGTAGTACATACAGAACCTGGTCCAATACCAACTTTAACTATATCCGCACCAGCAAGAATTAATTGTTCGGTCATTTCAGATGTCACAACATTACCAGCGATTAAAATTTTATTAGGAAAAGTTTGTCTAAATTTAGTTAGCATATTAACAAATTTTTCTGAATAACCATTTGCTACATCAATACAAATCATAAATAAATCAGGAAATAATTCCATAATTGATTGAGTTTTAACAAAATCAGATTCGTTTATACCAGTTGATACACATATATAATTTACATCTACATTTTCAACTGTCATAAATTTAAACCATTGTTCACTAGAATAATGCTTATGAATACAAGTAATTATTTTATGTTTTTGACATTCTAGTGCGGTTTCAAATGTTCCAGTTGTATCCATATTTGCTACCATTATAGGCACACCTGACCAATTTATTTTACTATGTTTAGTAATAAAATTTCTATTTAAATCAACTTCGGAACGACTAGATAATGTACTTCTTTTTGGCTTTATTAAAACATCTGAGAAATCTAATTTTAAATCATTTTCTAATTTAACCATTATTTATAAATGTTAATTTACTTTTATATAAATTAGATTTTATATAAATTAGATTTTATATAAAAGTAAATTTTATATAAATTAAATTTTATAATATAAGTTTATAATGCAGGAAAAAAGTAATAAAAAAGCAAATAATAATATATATTTTTATATATTTATATTTTTCAGTTTATTAATAGCATATTATTACTATAGAGTAAAACAAGTGAGTAATTTTGATTTTAATGAAATAACTAAAAAAATATTAAATCGTGAAATAAAACCAATCATTAAACAAACAGGATGATGAAACAAAAAATAATAAAGATTTAATAAATAACATTATAAATATACTTGAAATATTATAATTAAAAATAAATAGGATTATAATATTGAAATATTTATATTATGTTTAATATTATGTTTATAGTGTGTTTATAAAAAATATTTAAAATAAATAATAATTATATGGATATCTATAATAATCTGGTAGATGTTTATAATTCAAATAGTAAAAAAATAATAGAAACATTTCAAGATAAGAAAAAAGATACACAGAAAAATATAGGTAGTATGAGCATAGAAAATTTTTATTTTACTATATCATTATTAATAATAGCCGCCATTATTATTCCATTATTATTTATATATACATACGAGTCAGATTATTTAAATAGTATATTTAATTTAGAAACAGTTGAAAATGAGTCAGAAATGGAAATAGATAATTTAATAGCAACAGAAAATGAAGTTTTAAATGAATTAGATAAAAAAACTATATAATGAATTATATATTTATAGAATAAATCTTAATTAATAATTAATAATGTTAATAAATTTTATAACAGATAAAAATAATAAAAAATTAATATTAGAAATAGAACAATTATTTAATGGATTTTCAATTAAATATAATACAGGTAATTTTGAGAAAAATATAATTCACTATTTGGATTATAAATGTTCCGCTGCTAATATAAATGTATTTTATGGATATATAAATAATCTATTAGTTAATTATTCTAATAATAATATATTTGTATATGATAAAAAATACTTTTGCGAAAGTTGGCAAAATCAATTACATAATTATGACATAGTATGTATAAAAACAAATGAGGATGATTTAAATTTGAAAAAAAAAATACATTTTATAGATTTTTATAATAAAGATATTAATATTTTCTACAAATCTATGTTAAAATTGTGTAAACAAATAAAATCTATTGAATTACCTACAATTAATAATTATATATCACCCGAAGATTTACCCGGTATATCAGTATGTATTCCTACATATAATCGTCGTAAATTTATGAAATTATTAAAATTAAATTATGAAAATAGCACATATCCTAAGGAAAAAATGGAGTTAATAGTTCTAGATGATGGTATTGATAAAGTGGAAGATGTTATTCCTATAGGAGATAATGTTAGATATTATTATAATAGAGAAAAAAAAAATATTGGTTGGAAACGAAATGAATGTGTGCGATTAGCAAAATATGATATAATAGCATTTATGGATGATGATGATTATTATTATCCTAATTCGTTAATTAATCGTGTATGTAATTTATTAAAATCGGAACGTGATTGTGTATTTTGTTCAACAATTGGTTGTTTTCATATAAATAAATTAAGTAGTATTATAAATTCTACACCTATTGATACACCATTAGAAAGTAAGGTTAGTGAAGCATCATTAACATTTAAAAAATCGTTTTGGCATAATAATAAATTTAATAATGAAGATAAAATAAATGAGGGCGCATATTTTGTAAAAAATGCTATTGAAAAATGTAAAGAAATAAGTTGGGAAGGTGTATTTGTTCAATTATTACATACATATAATACAATTCCTAAAAAACTGGATTTTGATGAACGTAATGGTAGTCATTTTAATTTTAGTGATGAAGATTTTGAAACTATTATAAATTTATAAACCTTATAAAAACGTTAAATTAAATTTTATAATTTTTCACTATAAATATGAGTAGTAAATATAATAAAATACATAATAAAAACGACCAATTATAATAGATATATTATTAAAATTAGATAATAATCAAATTGAATTATTATCAGATACTATATTAGTTAATTTAACAAATGAACAATTAAGATTAATTGAAACTAATCCTAATGTAAATTATGAATTAATTTTAAAATTAAGATATGTAGAACAAAAAAAATTTATTAAAAATTTTAGTAATGTTAATATATATGAATATTTGAGAAGAATGAATAAAATGTTATACTAATTAAAATTATATTAATTTTTAATATATATTGGATATAGTGTTATTTGTGCTAATAATTGATATTCTAACAGTCTTATTTGTCTATATGGCTTAGATTTATTTTTACGTAATTTTTTTTCCATAACATAGATTAATTTATTAGATTTTTTAAACTCATTAAATGCTTTTACAGCATTTTTAAGAACTATTTCACATTTTTTAATTTTTTCAATTTTTTTTTTAATATTTTGTGGACATGATTTTTTGCGTGCTATTTTTTTTATTTCTTTAATAGTTTCAATTTTTCTATAATATCCTAAATTAAGATCTAATGTAGAATCATTACATAATGGACAATTACTATGTCCGCTTCTAAACCATTTAATAATACAACTAGAATGATAACAATGATTACATTCTAATGTATGTGTATTATTTTCATCATTATTTATTTCTTCATAACATATACTACATATATTTTCCTCCATTTAATAATATAAAGATTATTATTTAACAAATATAACTTAATTAAGATATGTTGTAATACTATTAAAATAATTATAATTAATATTATTGTTATTATTAGTATTATTTAAATAAATAATATTATTAGTATTTAAATAAGTATTAGTATTATTTAAATAAATAATATTATTAGTATTTAAATAAGTATTAGATGTATTCGAACAAATATTATTA